CCTATCAGAACGTGGCCTTGATGTTCATATGTTGGCCGGTAATCATGACACGTACTTTAAGAATACCAATGATGTGAATTCAGTTGACTTGTTGTTGCGTGAGTATGGTAACATCAATGTGATAGATGATCCTACAGAAATCTATGTTGGTCCTCATAAGATTTGCATGATGCCTTGGATTTGTCCAGAAAACTTCGATGACAGTATGCAGATGTTGAAAAAAACTGATGCACCTATTTGTATGGGACACTTTGAAATTGCAGGTTTTGCCATGCATCGTGGTATGCCATCAGAAGAAGGATTGAATCGTTCATTGTTCAATAAGTTTGAATACACCTTTTCAGGCCATTATCACCATAAATCTGATTCTGATGGCATTTATTACTTGGGTAATCCTTACGAACTCACTTGGCAAGATTACAACGACCCTCGTGGATTCCATCTTTTTGATTTGGATAAACGTGAGCTTACTTTCATTCATAATCCTAATGTAATGTTCCACAGATTGGTGTATGATGACAAAGTATCATCTATAAGTGATGTCCTATCAACATCATTGGAAGATTATAAAAACAAATACGTCAAAGTGGTAGTGGTAAACAAAGCCAATCCATATCTGTTTGACCAGTATATGAATAAGTTGTATGATGTTAATCCTGCCGATATTACCATTGTTGAAGACGCTTTAGACTTGACAGATGAAGCAGAAGATGATAAGATAGACGAAGCGGAAGATACAATCACAATCATTAACAAGTATGTGGATGCTCTCCAGAATGATGGTATCGATAATACCAAATTGAAAAACATGATGCGTGAGTTATACGTTGAGGCTTTGAATTTAGAACAGGCATGATAAAATTCCAAAACATAAGATGGAAGAATTTGTTATCTACGGGTAACACTTTTACCGAGATTAAACTGGACAAATCTACCAATACATTGATTATTGGTAATAATGGTGCGGGCAAGTCTACCATATTGGATGCATTATGTTTTGGACTTTTTGGTAAACCATTCCGTAAAATCAACAAACCAAACCTAATAAACTCAATCAACAACTCGGATGCTGTAGTTGAGATTGAATTTTCTATTGGTAAGAAACGATACAAAGTTATCCGTGGTATCAAACCAAATACGTTTGAAATCTTTTGTAATGGTGTAATGCTTAATCAGGATGCCAAGGCCAAAGATTACCAAGACTTCTTGGAAAAATCCATACTCAAGTTTAACTATAAGTCTTTCACACAAATTGTTATTCTTGGTTCAGCATCATTTGTTCCTTTCATGCAGTTATCTCCTGCCGACAGAAGAACAATCATTGAAGAACTGTTGGACATCCAAATCTTCACATCAATGAATGGCCTGATTAAAGAAAGAATGTCTGGCATCAAAGAAGAATCTTCCAAAAACAAGTATTCGATGGAGTTGGTTTCCGAAAAGATTAAGATGCAGAAACAAAACATCGAGGAAAACAAAAAACATAATGACGAAGAAATCCAAAGAAAGCAACAAGAGATAGAAGAATCACAGAAACAAGTATCTTCTTTGAATGTAGATATTGTCCTTATCCAAAAACATATTGAGTCTTTGAACAATAAAATTAACGATAAACTTTCCATAGAAAAAAAGAGTTCCAAGTTGATTCAAATGGAATCCAAACTTGGTTCACGTTTGAAAAAGTTAGAGAGGGAGAAAGAGTTTTATGAAGAAAATCACGACTGTCCAACCTGCAAGCAAGGTATCGCTGAAGAGTTCAGACATAGCCAGCTTAATGGAATCAATCAAACAAAAGGAGAAGTTGGAGTTGCAATCGTTGATATTGAAAAACAAATCAAAGCAACAAACAAAAGGATCGAAGAAATCCAAAAAATAGCTAAACACATCCAAGAACACAACAACGAGGTTGTAAAACATAACTCAACTATATCTGCCATTAATACTTTTATTGGCAAGTTGAACAAAGAGATAACAGAACTTGGTACAAAGAAACAAAACTTGACAGAAGAGAATGACAAGTTAAAGGAATTAAAATCTGAACTAACATCATTGATTAAGGTACAAGAAGACTTGGCCGTAGAAAAACATTACCATGAATATGCAGCTGCATTGTTGAAAGATAATGGTATCAAAACCAAAATCATTAAACAGTATTTGCCTATCATCAATAAGTTGGTAAACAAATATCTAAAGGCCATGGACTTCTTTGTTAACTTTAACCTGAATGAGAACTTTGAAGAAACAATCAAGTCACGGCATCGTGATGAGTTTAGTTACTCCAATTTCTCCGAAGGTGAAAAGATGCGTATCGATTTGGCACTATTGTTTACATGGCGTCAAGTTGCTAAGATGAAGAACTCTACAAATACCAATCTACTAATACTAGATGAGGTGTTTGATTCCAGCCTAGATAGTGTTGGTACAGATGAGTTTTTGAAACTGATACATGAGATGGGAACCGAAACAAACATCTTTGTTATCAGTCATAAAGGTGACCAACTCTTTGACAAGTTTAGGTCCATTATTAAGTTCGAGAAAAAGAACAATTTTTCACAGGTGATTATATGAGCGAAATTAAACCAATAGAAGGTGTCTTTAAATTAGATACCAGTGACGCCTTAAAAGGTGATGTCAAATCAGTAGTAGAGAACATTGAAACGTTCAAACTAGTTGCTGAGAATGATCCTGTTCTATTTGAACCATTGCCTTTGTTTGACTTTGCAAATCCTCCAGTGGATCCAAATAAGTTTGCTTCTTCATTAGTGGAAACTTGTAAACGTGAACAAGGTGTTGGCCTGTCCGCAAATCAATGTGGTTTTAAACACCGTGTTTTTGTTATGGGTGCCAATGATGATTATGTGGCATTTTTCAATCCTAAGGTTCTCACATCCGAAGGTGAAGCTCACATGATGGAAGGTTGCCTTTCTTTTCCACTTCTAGGATTACATATCACAAGAGCCAAAAAGATTACCGTGGAATACCAAGATTTCCAAGGAGAAACAAAGAACATGACTCTGGATGGCATATCTGCAAGAGTTTTTCTCCACGAGCTTGACCATATGAATGGAATAGTGTATACTCAACTTGCAAAACCTCTTGCATTGAAATCTGGAATGAATAAACGCCAGAAGACATTTAAGAAGTTGGCAACAGCATATGCACAATTGATGAAACGTGAAAGTAATACAAATGGCACAAACGCCTCCAGAACTCGTTGAGAAACAATGGCAAGCATGGCAGGAAAAGAATCCTGTCATCGAACACATTGATACTGATGAACTTAAATCCAAGTTAATAGAAGACTTGACCTATGCATCACAAATGGATGTAAAGGAGTATACTCTATATCAAAAGTGGTGTGAAGTCAAAGAACGTTATCCTGTACAAAATGTTTCTACGTTATGGGGTGATGAACTCCAAATGGTCAATAAAAACCAAAAAGAAATCATCGATGAAGTTAAAACAAACTTTTGGATGCCAAAGAATCCAGATGATTATGAAAACCTAAAACCTAAACTTGTATTGCATAATGGACCATTAGCAGAAACTTGGAATGCCATTCGTACATTTTCTTCCACAATGAAGAACAATTCTAATATTGGTCGTAATCTATTCTATGCGGTCGTTGATGAAGTCACAGGAAACTATCTTGGTGTCATCTGTATTTCATCTGACTTCTTAGACCTAACACCTAGAGACAATGCAATTGGATGGTCTAGGGATGTTAAAACACAACAAGGTATGATTAACCATACTGCAATCGGTTCTACAATCGTTCCATTGCAACCACTTGGTTACAATTACATGGGTGGCAAGTTGTTGGCCTTATTGTGTTTGGCTGATACAGTACAGAATGATTGGAAGAAACAATATGGAGACACTCTTGTTGGCGTTACTACAACGTCACTCTATGGAAAAACCAAAGCAGGTGGCCTATCACAATACGATGGCCTCACACATTGGAACGCTATGGGTTTCTCTTCAGGATCAGTTGCATTTGAACCTAAACGTTCTACTGCTAACATGGTGTATAATTGGATTAAAGAAAACCACACAAGAAAATACTTTGAGTGGTGGGAAGCCAAGAACACACAAGGCCTTCCATTGAAACGTGACCATAAAAACAGGTCATTGAACTTTGCCTATCCTAAACTTGGTATTCCCAAAGAACTTATCCGTACTGCTCACCAACGTGGAATCTATTTTTCTCCTTTGTATAACAATACTAATGAGTATCTCCGTAAGGAAATTGGTGAAGATGCTTTGGTAAAATCCTTTGATACAAGTGAAGAAGCATTGACAACAATTTGGAAGACCAAATATGCCAAAGGCCGAATCAGGCAATTGCAAAAGAAAAACATGGTATCATATGAAAACCTATTCTATGATGACCTAATCTATTTGACTTGGGAAGAAACCAAGGCCAAATATTTGCCACAAGTTGGCAGATAGTCAAGTATACCACAATTATGCTTGACAACTCGCATACATAAGTGTATGATGGTGATTCTAGTGACGCAAAACTAGGAATTTTTTTATTTTAATTGGAGTTATATTATGAGCAAACTATCCGCAAAAACACGTATGTTGAACACTTTGAAAAAATCAGAGGGTTACAACACTTTTACTACCAAGCAAGCACAACACCGCTTTGGTATTACTAATGTTTCTGCTCGCATTGACGAACTTCGCCAAGAAGGTCATTGCATCTATACAAACACTCGTAACCTAGAAGATGGTCGTAAGATTACTTACTACCGTTTAGGCACACCTACTAAAGCCTTGGTTCAGGCTGCTTTGAGAACTGGCTACTCACTAACTGCTTAATCGCAGTCTTGGGGTCCACCATCTAATGGTGGTCCCCTTTTTTTATTTTATCTTGGAGTCTAGATGGAAATTTCAATCAAAACGGAAGAACTAAGAAAGTATAGTATCTTCGTTGCCACACCAATGTATGGTGGGCAAAATCATGGTCTATACATGAAAGCATGTTTGGACTTACAAGGTCTTTGTATGCAATATGGCATTCAAATCAAATTCTCATTCCTATTCAATGAGTCCCTAATTACTCGTGCAAGAAATTATCTTGTTGACGAATTCATCCATCGTTCCGAATGTACACACTTGTTGTTCATTGACTCGGACATCAACTTTAATCCACAAGATGTTGTGGCCATGTTGGCGTTGGACAAAGATGTTATTGGTGGTCCTTATCCTAAGAAAGCCATCAAATGGCGTGCAGTAAAAGGCGCAATTGCCAAGAATCCTGATATCGAACCCCAATTACTTGAGAAAGTAGCTGGTGACTTTGTGTTTAATCCTGTTAAAGGTACATCACAATTCAACGTTACAGAACCATTGGATGTACTAGAGATTGGTACAGGTTTCATGATGGTCAAACGTGAAGTGTTTGCTAAGATGACTGAAGAATATCCAACTATTCGTTACAAACCAGACCACGTTGGCCAAGCCAACTTTGATGGTTCACGTTACATTCATGCCTTCTTTGATACAGTTATTGACAGCAAAGATTCTATCACAGGTGGTGGTTCTGACCGTTACTTGTCAGAAGACTATATGTTCTGTCAAATGTGGCGTAAAATGGGCGGACAAATCTTCTTGTGTCCTTGGATGAGAACTGCACACATTGGTACATATCACTTCCACGGAGATATGCCAGCAGTTGCCAATTACGTTGGAGAAATGTGATGGAAAAAGGTCGTAAGTTTGACGGTGGTAAGTTAGAATACGGCCTTTTACCTCCTTTGGCGCTAAAGGCAACAGTAGATGTGTTGACCTTTGGTGCTCAGAAGTATGAGAGAGATAATTGGCAAAAAGTGCCAGATTCTAAGCGTAGATACTTTGATGCCTTACAGAGGCATATTTGGGCTTGGAAAGAAGGCGAACAAATTGATGCAGAATCTGGTAAACATCACTTGGCACATGCTATGTGTTGCTTGATGTTTCTGTATGAACATGATATAATGTATTCTTTAAATGATGGAGATGTGAAATGAAACTTTCAAACGAAACACTAAGTGTGTTAAAAAACTTTTCTGGAATCAATCAAGGTATTGAATTCAAAAAAGGTAACAAATTGTCTACTGTGTCCTCAGGTAAAACTGTACTTGCACAGGCCACAATCAAAGATGATATTCCACAGGATTTCTGTGTGTATGATTTGAATCAATTCTTATCCGTACATTCTATGTTTAAGAATGGCGTTGAATTGGAATTTGATGAATCGAATGTTATCTTCAAAGGCGACCGTAGTAAGATTAAATATCGTATGACTGCCAAGAATATGATTGTTACTCCTCCAGATAAGACAATTAGTTTGAATCATGCAGATTGTGAATTTACATTGACAGACTTGGATCTTGCGGAAATTATGAGAGCTGCAAGTGTATTGTCATCACCTCACGTTGCTGTTGAGTCTGATGGTGAAACAATTAATATTGTTACATTTGATGCTAATGATGACGCACAACACACCAATTCAATTCATGTTAGTGGTGTGGCAAATGGTAAACAATATCGTGTTGTATTTAAGACAGAAAATCTAAAGTTGATTCCTGGTTCATATAACGTTCAAATCTCATTCAAAGGCCTTGGACATTTTAAGCACACAACAGAAGACATTCAATATTGGATTGCCTTTGAGTCGAAAGAAAGTAAGGTGTAATATGGTAGATAAGGTAACAACATTGTTTGGTGACTTCGATGAAAAGCAATTAAGGTCACTCAAAGGTTACGTTGATGAATTGGTTGTTGCTATGACTAATCAAAAGTCTACAGCACAATCGATGGCTGATATCATTGCTCTTGCAAATGATGAGTTGAAGATACCAAAGAAGATTATTCGTAAAATGGCTAAAATTCAGTACAACCAATCACTTCCAGAAGAAGTTGCTGAATTCAAAGAACTAGAGGCACTTATAGAAGGGATTAAAGATGTTAGGTAAATTTTTTAATATGTTCAAACTTAAACCAAAGCATGTTGAACAACCAAAACCAGTAGACGTTGAGAAAGAAGAGAAGGCTGAAGTTGTACATCAAGCAATGACAGCACCATATGTCTGTGAACCTGCTAAACCTATTGTTACTATTGAATCAATGGATGAACCTAAATTTGTACATGCAAAAGTAGAAACAAAAGTTGAAGAAGTGGCACCGGTACAAGAACAAAAACCTAAACCTAAACGTAAACCTGCTACTAAGAAGCCTCCTACAAGGAAGGCATCCAAATCTACAAAGTGATTGACATTTTGTATTGAGTGTGTTACAATGAATTTTTATTATATTATGAGGTCTTTGAATGAACGAACACATTTTGTGGGTGGAGAAGTATCGTCCTAAAACAATCGAGGATTGTATACTTCCTGACTCTTTGAAATCAACTTTCCAAGAGTATGTAAATCGCAAGGAGATTCCCAATCTCCTGCTTTCTGGTTCTGCTGGCGTTGGCAAAACCACAGTTGCAAAGGCTCTCTGTGAAGAAGTCGGATGTGACTATATTGTAATCAATGGTTCTGATGACTCAGGTATTGATGTCCTTAGAAATAAGATTAAGAACTATGCATCATCCGTCTCTTTGATGGGTGGTCGCAAAGTTGTTATCATTGATGAGGCAGACTATCTAAATCCTAATTCAACTCAACCTGCGTTTCGTGGAGTGATTGAGGAGTATGCATCTAATTGTTCCTTTATCTTCACATGTAATTTTAAGAACAGAATCATGGATGCAATCCATTCACGTTGCACCTGTATTGATTTCAAACTCAATGGTTCTAAGGCCAAGATGGCATCGGCCTTCTTTAAACGTGTTGAAAATATTTTGGAAATAGAAGGTGTAAAATATGATAAACCAGTGGTTGCGGAAATCATTACTAAGCATTTCCCTGATAATCGCCGTATTCTTAATGAGCTTCAGCGGTATAGTGTTGGTGGCACAATTGATAAAGGTCTTCTCGCATCAGTTTCCGATGTGCAGTTGACTGAGTTAATTAACTCACTAAAGGTCAAAGACTTTGCTGGTGCTCGTAAATGGGTCACCAATAATCTGGATAATGATCCAACTAAAATTTATCGTAAGTTGTATGACGGTCTCTATGAACTACTTAAGCCTAATTCTGTCCCTCAATTGGTATTACATTTGGCTAAGTATCAATACCAATCTGCGTTTGTTGCTGACCATGAAATCAACATGATTGCCTGTTTGACAGAAGTGATGGTAGATTGTGAATTTAAATAAAAAAAGGAGTTATATTATGCGTAAGATGAGAAGTTATCCATTAAAAAAGAACATTAATTTAGAAAAATCAAAAATGTCTATTGAAGACTTTTTTGAACTTCGTGCAGTTCCAATGCAGAGAAATACAGAAGCTCATGCACAAAACAAAAAAGTTAAAGAATCTTTATCTATATTAAAACCAGAACATTTAGATATTGCTCTGGCCAAATTGACAAAAGATATTCATCACGGAGATGTATTTTATCGTAAAGATTCTATTATGATTCTAAACGGAAATACAAGGAAGTATTTTTGGGAAAATGGATTATCGGATTTTATTCCACAATATGTTGATATAACATATTATCCAATAGAAACAATAGAAGAAATGAAAGAAACTTATAATAGTTTTGATAGTACTGTTGCATTGGAAACGAATGGTCATAAGATTTGGGGTTTGTTAAAGTCTGACCATAATTTTACGCCTAAATCAAATAAGATATCGAGTGGTAAATTTACTTCTGCTTTGCATTTTTCTAATCACGCTTTGGATCCTGTAACTTATAATGAGCCAACAGTCAACATGGAAAAAATCCAAGATGAACTTGCCATGTTCATCAATGAGATTAAAGTTATGGATGAAATTTGTGATAACAATAAAACAACCAGAAAGATTATTTGGGATCAACCTTTATTAGCTGCCTCATTTTTAGCACTAAAACATTATGGTACAAATAACACAAAGTTACTAAAATGTTTGAATGACATTAATGACCAAAAAATGATTACAACGTCCGTTTATCAAGATGGTGTGACTCATATTGTTTATGAATGGTTGATGAAACTAAAATTCAAACAAAGAACAACTTCTTGGGATAAAGACTGCGGATTTTCAAAAACAGTTCCTTTTGTTTTATTTTGGATTGACAAATACATGAATGATATTACACAAAAACAAATTGGTGGCGGATGGGATAATATACTAATTGATTGGTTTGGTCCTAATTCAAAAGCTATTAAAGCTAATACGATTATGGCCAATGCATTTGATGTTGCTGCGTTTGATGTAATCTGATGGTTGATTTATTCAAAGAAATTATTCCATCTATTCTTCAAACTAAGAAGAATGTCTTTGACGGTGACTATAAAGACTACAAGGCCTTTATGGTCAACCGTGCTCTATCCTATCACATGGATTGTATTCTATATGCCAATGAGATGAATATTCATCCTGGCATTGATCCAGACATGCAATATAGCTATCTTCTAAATACCATCAGGTCTGTAAAACGGAAGTATCAACCGTGGCAGAAGTCAGAGGTTCTGAAGGATTTAGAATGTGTGAAGATATATTTTGGTTATTCCAATGAAAAGGCCAAAGATGCTTTGCGTATTCTTACTGAGGATCAAATCGCTGAAATAAGAGCAAAAACAAATATAGGCGGAGTTAATAATGATAGGAATACAAGACTTAGTTGAGGTGACATTAGTAGAACCAGATGATTTTCTCAAAGTACGTGAGACCTTGACCAGAATAGGAGTTGCATCCAAAAAAGACAAAACCTTGTACCAATCTTGCCATATATTACACAAACAAGGCAAGTATTATATTGTACACTTTAAGGAATTGTTTGCATTGGATGGTAAACCAACAGACCTTACAGAGAATGATTTGTCACGTAGGAATGCCATCGCTAAGTTATTACAAGATTGGGGTTTGATTACTGTTGTTACACCTACACAGATAGAAACACCTACCCCAATCTTTATTAGCCAAATCAAAATCATTTCTCACAAGGAAAAGAACGAATGGCAACTCGTTCCGAAATATAACATCGGTTCTAAGAAAAAACCTTGACAAACTAGTATAAATACTGATATGATTATGGTGCCGTGCTCTCTGAGGCGGCAATTTTTTAACTTGCTTTTTAAAAGGAGTCTATATGACAAGCTTACTATTTCCCAAATTGGATCACTTTATGATTGGTTTTGATCCTATCATCGATATGTTGCAATCCGCAGCTAAAGATGTTAGCAAATATACACCATCTTATCCACCTTATAATATCAAACAGGTCAAAGAGAACAAATACGTCATCGAGATGGCAGTTGCTGGTTTCTCCAAGTCTGACATTGAAATTACATTAGAAGGTAATAAAATGGTCATCAAGGGATCCACACAAGACGATGACGACCAAAATTACCTTCACAAAGGTATTGCCAACCGTGCTTTTGAACGTGCGTTTACATTGGCCGATAAAATTGAAATTAAAGATGCTGAGATTGCCAATGGCATGTTAAGAGTATGGCTCGAAAACATGATAGCAACACAGGACCTGGTAAAGAAAATTACCTTGAAATCCAAAGATGAAGAAATCTCTAAGAAGAATGCTTAGGATTATTATGGTAAGAACGATAAGATCCAAACAAGCACAAGCTCAACGTTATGTACAGGAATTTAGAAATGTGTAATTGGTGGCCTGTATCAGACGAAGAGTGGGATAGATTAAACTATCCAGAAAAATATAAAAACAAATGAAATACTTAATCCAAGGAACAACATCGAAAGGTAAAGTTTTTAGGCCAAGTGATTGGTCTGAAAGATTATGTTCCGTAATGTCTTATTGTCAAACAACAAAAAAGGCATCGTCCAACTCACCAGGATATTCTCCATACGTCATGCCTACCATAATAGATAATGTTAGGTGTGTAATTCTAGATGATAAACTAGGTGAAATTGAACCGAGAGCCTTGGATTTTGTATTCAATTTTGCAAAGGATAATGACCTTACAGTCATAAGTGACTACCAAAAAGTAGTTTCTATCCGAGATTACCAATTTGCCTAAAAACAAAATGTGGTAATTAAAAAGAGGCCTCTTGACAGGCCTCTTTTTTTATGGTATAATAGTTACTGTAAACCTTGGAGTAACTATGTCTAAAAAATTATATCTTGTGGAAACAGTATCAATCTTTCGTATGCGTTATGTTATTGAAGCCAAAGAAGAAGAACACGCTTTGGATGAGGTAACAATCCACTCTACTGGCGGAGAACAAATCACAGAGTTTTCACAAAAATGGATTGATGAGGTGGTTGTATCCTCACAAGAAATTTCCGATAAGAAATACATGAAATTGTTTGATGAAGATAATCATTATTTGTCCAAATGGACAGATGAAGAAAAACGTAAGTACATCAACAAAATAGAATACAAGTAACATTATGAAACAAAAATTTGTTGATGCCTTTATGGATGTTGCCAAAAGGTTTGCTGAACTATCATCCGCCAAGCGTCTAAAGGTTGGTTCTATCATCGTGAAGGATGATAGGATCATATCGATTGGTTATAATGGAATGCCATCTGGATGGACCAATGAATGTGAGATTGAGAAATTCGATGCCTATGGTCGTTCGGAATATACCACAAAACCAGAAGTTATTCATGCCGAGGCCAATGCAATTGCAAAATTGGCCAAATCGAATGAATCTGGTAAAGATGCTATAATGTTTTTGACCCATGCACCTTGTGTGGAATGTGCCAAAATGATTTATACCGCAGGTATAACTAAAGTATTATATGGTGAAGACTATAAGAATGATGCCGGTGTTGTATTTTTGCAACAATGCAATGTAGAGGTTGACAAATACTCTAAATAGCGGTATAATCGTCCTTTTGAAGGAGGGCCTATGTCTATTAAGATAGTTGGAAGTCCAGATAAAGATTTTACGCCTTACATCCATAGGGCCGCTAAATTCTTTTCAGATAATTTGCTCACAAAGCAAATGCAAGATTACACTACCATAATTGTAAAGTTCAATAAAAAGTTGGATGATTATGGCTCGGCTCAAGTTGAGGGTTACAATTCTAGGAATATGCCTAGAGAATTTTTGATTGAGATAAACCCAAACATTGGTGCTCATCAGATATTAAGAACCTTGGCTCATGAGATGGTCCATGTAAGGCAATTTGCCTATGGTCACACAAATGAAACATTGAGCAAGTGGCACGATTTAAAGATTGATTCGGATGACCTAGATTATTGGGATCATCCATGGGAAATAGAAGCACACGGCATGGAATCAGGTTTGTTAACCAAATTTGCCGTACAAGAAAAACTTTGGGAAGTATTGGCCGATTTTAAGAATCCTGCAAGTCCAATAAGAAAACAGAAAAT